AGGGATTACATTTTAGGTGGGTGCGTGCTCCAATGAGCGGTGTACGTGTGTGTCAGAGTCCATCAGATTACAGAACCATAAAACACTACATAAGTAACAATGGAGCTACCTCGCCGACTTCTTCAATGATTGGTCCGGCCTGTCGAAGTGTTTTCAATATCTGTCCAGTCTTTACCGTATTATATATCGCTTTACCCACATTTGGTATCATGGTTGCAGCATCAGAAGCATACCTTGAGATAGTTTGCATGAAAGATTCATGTGGAGCAGCCGAAACTGCAGCCTTCTCTCCATCTCGAGAGTTGATATGCGCTTGTTGATACATCGCTGATACGTGATGTGCAGGTACAAGTGGAGCATGACGTGACGAACCATATAAGGCATGATCAACATCAAATCGTGCACCATCCTGTGACAGAACTTCAAAAGAATAATCTTGTGCTAATCCTGTTGCAGGGATATAAATGAGGAAAGAACTAGTGATATTTGCCAAGTCCGCACCTTGGATAGCGTTCTCAAAATCCACATTTGCAGTATTGAGTGTACTATCTACTGACGTGAAAGGTTGCCAGATATAATCGGGGTTGGTAAGAGTGACTATACCCTTAGAACTTTCATGTTGTGTGTCAGTAGCTGAGATAGTACGTGTCCTAGCTGAGTTGACAACACGAGCTGCTAATGCCATAACTTCAGCGTTTGTTAGACGAATGAAGTTATCTCCAGCATTATCCGCATCAAATGTTACTCCCAGAGGATCTGTAGATGAAAGAGTATACATCAATCCATTCCGAGAAATGAGGTTGGTGATATTCCTAAATCTAATGCCCAATCGTTGCAAAGCTACGTGTGTTGGAGTTAATGTGCCCAATTGTCTTGCCAGTATTGGATACCCAACGGCATCACCAGCACCAGTCCAAGTGACACAAAAACCCCTACACTGAGTAGTCGTGAATGTGAGATAGACCAAACAACTGTAGTTAATTGCCAAACTTTGTACAAAACGCGAACTAGATTCAATACACACATATGGCCCATGCACCTGGTGAGTCGGTACATGTCCACGATGGTAGTAAGGATCCAGAAAAGCGTGCGCACTAGGTACAGCATACCGTTGTTTGATACCTCGCATCTGAGGTTTACCTTTCTTCGTTTTAGGCTTGACGCCTTTGCGCTTGTTGTTCTTGTTTTTCGCCATGTGTTTTATGGTTACCACCGCGCTGACTAATCAGGCATGAAACATGGGCGGGTGCCCATGTCGATAGGAGAAACTGGAAACAGTTCAATATTTGGATTGTCCACTAAAGCTTTGCAACGAATGCAGTGCTTCTTAGAATCGTTAGTAAGATACAACGATCCATTGCAGTATGAACATTTCTCATTATTGATCAGAACCAATTGCCCTTTCTCCAATATTCTTATTGTCTTTGTCTCTTTACGTGCACATCGCCTGATAGCGTGGAAAAGTGTCGGAGTCATTTCTGCGCGGATGAGAGGTGGTAAAGTTGCTACAGTAAAACGGGGATCTAGGACATTATTTGCCGTGGTCGTCGTCAAATAATTCCTAATCTCATCCAGGTGATCCTCGTTGGTGTATTTTGATTTTACACCGTCTTTGATGCTATACAACAACAATTTAGCTTGTTGTGTAATGGGAAGTCCAGCCATGGTGTTGTAATATTTGGTATACGTTTGCATGACCGTTGCTTTGTCAACATCACCATATTTGTAGATGTCCTCTTTGTTCAAGGTAATTGAGTCTTCCTCATGATTTAGAGCTATTGACATAAATATCGCAGCTAACCAATCCTGTCGTCCAGCGAATTCAGCCGCGCGAACAAGGTTACTGGAGTAAATGTCTCTCCTTGTCAATGTGTTCCTCGCTTTACCTATCTTACTTAGAGTGCGCATAATCCCAGGAGCGAAAACGCCTGCGTGATTATCGCTGTCAATGACGGTACGTCCTTTTTCGACCAGAAAATCTAAGCCGCAAAAGTTCACACATCCATTGCCATCTACCAGATTGATCTTAACGTTCAATCCAAGTTCATGGTACTTGTTAACGATCTCTTCTTCGTGCAATTTCCCATCGACCTCAATCCCAACTAATCCATCGTCTCCTTCGATCATCATAGTGCACAAAGCATCCATACCAAACACATTACCACGATAGCCGTTGTAACGAGCTATTTGGTTTCTCTCCCCTTGCCAAAAT